ATGAGTTTGAAGCCGCGCAGGCGCTGGCCGACCGGGTTCGCCAAGATGTCAACGGCGGCACGGGCGGCGTTGCGCCGCCGATCCAATGCCCTGGCTGCGGCGTGCAGGATCGATACTCGGCGTTCGCAGAGGTGATCCCCGATGCCTGAAACGCTCTACATCAAGCTGGATGCCGTGGATGTTCGCCCGTTAGAGGATGCGTTGCTCGGCATCTTCAACAACGAGACGACGGACGACCGACGCTATTTCGAGCTGGTGTCGCTGCGGGTTTCGCCGTCAGCGCCGCTGTCGAACAGCGCGGCAAGCGTCGGCCGCGCCGGGATGATGTCGATCGCGCGCATCACCGCGCTGTCTGGCGGCGACTCAGTGACGCCGATCCGAATGGACACAGCCGATGCTGCGCTGCCCGCGCAAGTGCTGGTTCGCAACAACCCGGACACTGCGACCGCAACGGACATTTTTCGCCGCATCGCCGACGCGCCCACATATTCGCTGACAACCGCAAACTCGCAGTTCAGCAGCCGCACCTACGGCGGCTCGATGACGAGCCACCAGAAGTCGCACTTTGCCGACATCTTCCGTGGCGGCGAGAGCGCAAATGTCGAGCCGATCATCCTGCGCGAGGGCGAAGGCGTCGGACTGCTCCAAGATCAGTACGGCACGCAGCACTCGATGCATACGGCGGCTGTGGTCACGAACACCGCGACCGGCGCGACCTACATCTGCCGCTCGGTCGATCTATCGACTGACCGCAGGCTCGGAGAGGCAACGTTCGCCATCTTCAATGGCAGCGGCTCCGGCGTGGTTCTCGCGGTGCGCCTGTGGGTGCTGCCGATGGACGGCGAGGCCGTGCTGACTCCGGGATTGCGCTTGTGCAGGATCGCTGGTCTGGCGCTCGGTGGCAACACGGTGACGCCGACTCTGCCCGATACCAGCAAGAGCGCCCCTTCCGCACTGCAAGTCGTCGGCGGTTCGTTCCAGCCTGTCATCGCAGGCGAGTGGCAGGCCGACTACTACCAAGCGCACGGTTCAGCCTATATAGCCAACAGCGCAAACATCCAAGCATGGAACAAGGCGCAAATCGACGCTGGGACATTATCACGCTCCACCCGAGCGCAGGATTTCCGCGCCATTGGTGAGGTGCCGGGAATGCGCATTGGCACGATGGACGACGATTTAATGTTCTCTGCAAAAGCCGGTGAAGGGATCATCATCAAACCCGGCACTGGCCTCGGCCTTGTTGCGGGGCGAGATGTAGTGTTGGGAGGCACTCAGGCCACCGGCAGCAATTCGACCTTCATCAACTTCGACATCGAGGCGGTGATCCTGCACTACCCGCCGCCTGCTGGAAGCGGCACCTTCCCTCCGGTCGGCGACGTAGACCAGGGCGTGCTGTACGGCCCGAACGGCAACGACTTCACCGGCACGCTTGAGCAGCCCATCGAGGCCGACGTCAAGCTCGGCGTTCAGTACGGCGCGGGCGGAACGGAGTTCACCGGCACATACGCAGGCGGCGGTGGCGGGAACACCTACAGCAAGTCTCGCGTGGTCAACAAGGGGTAGCACATGATCAAGCAATCGACCACGCGAAATCTGATGGTCTTCCTCACGGACTCGACCGACCACGTTACCGGACTGACGGGCGCGACGCTGACGATATCTTTGTCAAAGAACGGCGCGGCGTTCGGGGCAATTACCCCGGTTGTGACCGAGCGCGGGGACGGCTGGTACAGCCTTGCGCTGACCAGTAGCCACACTGATACCCTTGGGGACTTTGTCCTCCACATCACGGCTGCGGGCGCTGACCCGATCGACCTCCGGGAGCAGGTGTTCGCTCTGCTTCCGGGTGACAGCGTGGTGGTGGCAAGTATTGCCGCCGATGCGGTGACCGCAAGCGCGCTGGCCACTGATGCGGTGACCGAGATTCAAACCGGACTGGCGACTGCGTCCGACCTGACGGCAGTCAAGGCCAAGACCGACAGCCTGACCTTCACGGTCGCAAACCAGATCGACGCCAACATCCAGTATGTGAACGATGTACAGGTCAAGGGCACTGGCGCGGGCGGCGACGAGTGGGGGCCGGTGTAAGCAATGGGCTTCGCCTACAACACCTGGGGCACCTCTTGGGCCGCATCGTGGGGGACGTCGTGGGGCGGCGGCACGCCCCCGCCGCCCGTCGTCACTCCGACCGGCGACGGCGACTACCTCAAGCCACGCAAGGCCAGGCAACGCGAGTTCATTGATGAGCGCAAGGAGCGCGAGGAGCTGCGCCTGCTGGTCGAGCGCGCGGTCGACCCGATCCGCGCCAAGTCGGCGCAAATTGTGCAGACAGAGTCCGAGGATGGCGAACAAGGCATCGCGATCGTCACGCGGACAAGGCAGACGGCAGTCCCTGTGCCGGCATCGTTCGATGTGGCAGAGGTCGCGAGGATGGTCTCGGCCGCGCTCGAGCGCGCCGGGATCGAGGCGCGGCGAGTAGCAAGCGAGCAGGCCCAGCGCAAGGCGGTCGCCGCGCTGGAGGCGGCGATCAAGGAGCGGCAGTACAGGATTCTCAAGCGTCGGCGGGAAGAAGAAATCCTGCTCTTGATGTGAGGAAGACATGAGCATTTTCACGGTCTCAAGCGAGCAGGTGCAGTTCACGACAGCCGCGGTTGACCCCGCCGACACGTTCATGGGCGGGTTCCGCCTTGCCTCCGATGGCAAGGTCCGGGCGGCCTCTGGCGCGGTCGCGCTCTACAACAACGGAATCCCGCAGACCAGCAGCGGACAGGTCTGCGTCGTGGACGCCACCGCTGGGCTACCCGCAGGGACCGTGTTCGTGAACGGCATTCCTGTCAGCACGGGCAATCAGGTCTGCTGCTCAACCGATGCCGCTGCGTCGTACAACAATGGGATGCCCTATGTGGCAAACGGGGCTATTCGAGCAACCGGGTTCGTTTGATCTAAGGAGGCAACGTGGACAAATACGAGGGCGACGAGCGACGGCTGCACCAGCCGCTGACCGAGGAAATCATGGACAAGATCGCTGAGAAGGCCGCGAAACGAGTCATGGACAACATGTACCGCGAGGTCGGCCGAGGCCTGCTGCACAAGTTCACCTGGGCGTTGGGCGTGCTGGGCGTGGCAATCGCAATGTGGCTGTCGGGCAAGGCCCCAAGCTGATGAACTTCGACCAGGCCTTCGACGAGTTGCTGCGCCACGAGGGCGGCTTCTCCGACCACGCGGCCGATCCGGGCGGAAAGACCCGCTACGGCATCACCGAGGTCGTCGCGCGGGCGCACGGCTACCGCGGCGACATGCGCGAGCTGCCGCTCGACGCCGCGCGGCTGATCTACCGGGCGGCTTACTGGGACGCCGTGCGTGCCGACGAGCTGCCCGCAGGCGTGCGCTACGCCGTGTTTGACGCAGCGGTGAACTCCGGCGTGCGCCAGGCCGTGCGATGGCTCCAGCGCGCGCTAGACGTGTCGGATGATGGCGTACTGGGGCCGCGCACGCTCGCCGGCGCGCAGGCCCAAGATCCCGAGGCGCTGCTGCGCCGGATGCTGGCCCAGCGGCTCAACTTCATGACGTCGCTGTCGACTTGGCCGAGCTTCGGCCGAGGCTGGGCGCGGCGCATTGCATCCTTGATGGGGGCCGCATGAAATGGTCTGATGTCGGTGAGTGGATTCAAGACAACGCGGGCGCTGGCGCGGCGCTTGTAGGCTCGCTGCTGACCGGCAACGTGCCTGGTGCGGTGGCCGCCGGCGTGGCCTTGGTCGGCAGCGCCACTGGTGTGGCAACGCCGGATGCCGCGCTATCCCGGTTGCAGGAAGACCCGGCCACGCTTGTGCGCCTGCGCGAGCTCGCGCTGCAGAACGATGCGAGCATCCGCGAGCATATCCGCGCGATGACTGAGCTCGAGCTCAAGGACCAGCAAGCCGAGCATGAACAGACCCAGACCACGATTCGAGCGGGTGACGCGGTCGAGGATCCATTCGTGCGCAGAACCCGACCTGGCCAGAGCTGGGTCGCGCTGTTCGCAGCGATCGCCTATGTGTTCACGCAGGATGACCCTGGCGTCGAGATACTGGGCCTGCTGATGACGCTGCCGCTGGCCTACGCCGGCCTGCGCCAGTGGGGAAAGAACGCCGCGATTCAGGCCACTGCGAGCGGCGTCAAGGGCGCGGCTAGCTGATGCACCTCACGCCGTCAAAGCTGGCCGATCTTCGGCCGGGGGGGGGGCGCGGCGTATTTCTTCTCTGATGGAGGTGTGACCATGAATGCAACCGTTATCGCAGCACTTACCCGCCACATCCTGACCGCTGTCGGCGGCGGGTTCTTCGCCGCCTGGGGTCTCGACGGCGAGACCATCAACGTCGTCGTGGGCGCTGCCGCAACGCTGGTCGGCGTGGCGTGGTCGGTCTACGACAAGAAGAAGTGATCAAAACCAGACACAGGAGACGCAGAAAATGCCCAGCAAGTCGCCCGCCCAAGCAAGGATGATGGCCGCGGCCGCGCACGACCCGGAGTTTGCCAAGAAGGTTGGGGTCCCGCAGTCGGTCGCCGGCGAGTACAACCAGGCCGACAAGGGCGGGAAGATGCTCAAGCAGGCCATGCAGGCCTCCGCGCTGCGGAAGAAAGGCTACTGATGCGCCGGCGCTGGGTGCAGATCAAGGGCGAACTGATCGAGGTCACGCCCGACTACGTCGGCGAGACCCGAGACGGCGCCCGCAATGCGGGCCTGCTCTGGAACGACCGAGGCTATGACGGCCTGCAAGCAACGGACGGCGCGGACATCTCGAGTCGCACCAAGCACCGCGAGTACATGAAGCGCACCGGCCTCACGACCGTGGACGACTTCTCATCGCAATGGGCGCGGCAAAGCAAAGAGCGCCAGGAATACATGACCCGCGGCGGTTCGATCCGTAGAACGGACATTGAGCGGGCGATCCATCAACTCCAGAACAGGACACGATAATGAACGATCCCACCACGATCCGCGAGGCGCTCGAAGCGTCCATGCCCACTGAAGAAGCGCCCGCCATCGAGGCGCCCGCCCCGGCCCCGGCCCCGGCCGAGTCTGTCGCCGAGACCCTTGCCAGCGTTTCGTCTATTTCGGACGGCGGGCAGGAGCAGACCGACCTCAACGCGCTGGCCGAGCAGGAGTCCGGTCGCCCCCGCGACGAATCGGGCAAGTTCGTCAAGCCCGACTCGGCGCGGCCGGAGATCGCCCCCGGCCCCAAGTCGGGGCCGAAAGAGGCCCGCGCGCCGGCCTCGTGGCGCCCCGAGGTCCGCGAGCACTGGCAGCAACTGCCCGAGCCCGTGCGCGCAGAGGTCGCCCGCCGCGAGGCAGAGGTCACCAGGACGCTTCAGGAGACCGCAGAGGCGCGCAAGTACGCAGACTCCCTCAACCGTGCGTTCGCGCCCTACGAGGCCTACATCAAGGCCGAGAACGCGAGCCCTGCGCAAGTCATCGACAACCTGATGGGGACCGCGGTGCGGCTGCGCACGGCGACCGGGCCTGAGCTGGCGCATCTCATGGCGGGGATGGTCTCGCAATTCGGCACCGGACGATTCGGGACGCAGTTCATCAACATGCTCGACTCCGCGCTGGCCGGCAACAGCCCGCAGGAGAACGACCAGACCAGCCAGATCCAGCAGGTCATCCAGCAGCAGCTCGCCCCCGTCCAGCAATTCATGTCGCAGATCCAGAACGCGCAGGCCCAGAACCAGGCGCGTGTGCAGCAGCAGGCCGTGTCCGAGGTCGAGCAGTTCATCCAGCAGGCCGAGTTCGGCAACGACGTCCGCGAGGACATGGCCGACCTGATCGAGATGGCCTCCCGGCGCGGCCGGGAGATGACGCTCAAGGACGCCTACGAGCAGGCGTGCAACATGAACCCGTCGATCCGGGCCGCGTTCTCGCAGCGCCGGCAGAACGGCGCCGCCCAAGGCCAGAACGCAGCCGCCCAGCGCGCTCGAGCGGCGGCGGTGTCTGTCTCATCGACCGGGCCTGCGATCGGCTCCCCCGCGGCGACCAACGACAGCATCCGCGCGGCCATCGAGGCCAGTATTGCAATGAACAGCAGATGATGGTAAAAGGATAAAAGGCGAGGATTCCTCGCCTGCGTGTGCGCCCAAAAGCACCGCAGCCACCGATGAGCGCCTGAGAGCGAAAGCCCACTCAGGCTATTGACCGGACTGCACAGGTTCGCTCAAGGCCACCAGAATCGGCCCGCTATCGCGGATACCTATTTTCGTGGAGACTCATCATGGCTTTCGCCAACCCCAACGTCAGCGACATCATCGCGACCACCATCCAGTCGCGGTCGCGCACCATCGCCGACAACGTCACCAAGAACAACGCCCTTCTGGCTCGGCTGAACCAGCGCGGCAACATCAAGACCATCTCCGGCGGCAACATCATCCTCGAGGAGCTGTCGTTCGCCGAGAACGCGAACGCCGGCTTCTACTCGGGCTATGACCTCCTGCCGGTGGCCGCGCAGGACGTCATCACCGCCGCGCAGTTCGACATCAAGCAGTTCGCCGTCCCGGTCGTCATGTCCGGCCTGGAGATGCTCCAGAACAGCGGCAAAGAGGCCCTGATCGATCTGATGGAGTCGCGCATCAATGTGGCCGAGGCCACGATGGTGAACAAGCTCGCGCAGTCGATCTATTCAGACGGCACCGGCTCGGGCGGCAAGGAAGTGACCGGCCTGGGCGCGGCTGTCCCGACCTCGCCGTCGACCGGCACCTACGGCGGCATCGATCGCGTCAACTGGACCTTCTGGCGCTCGCAGTTGCTGGACGTCTCCACCTTCACGGGCGGCGCGGCCACCGCAGCAAACATCCAGTCGTGCATGAACGCCCTCTGGGGCTCGACGGTGCGCGGCACCGACCGCCCCGATCTGGTCGTCTTCGATCAGAACTACTGGGCCTTCTACATGGCGAGCCTGCAAGCCAACCAGCGTTTCACCGACCCGAGCAGCGCGAACCTCGGATTCCCGTCCATCAAGTTCATGGACGCGGATGTGGTTCTGGACGGTGGCATCGGCGGGTTCTGCCCCGCGAACACGGGCTTCTTCCTCAACACGAAATACCTCAAGTGGCGCCCGCACGCGCAGCGGAACATGGTCCCGCTGTCGCCGAATCGGCGTTATTCCACCAACCAGGACGCGGAAGTGCAGATCCTCGCCTGGGCCGGCAACCTGACCTCCTGCGGCGCGCAGTTCTCGGGTCGGATGGTGGCGTAACCAACTTCGGTGGGCCTGTGGTGGGGCTACCTTTCCCTCGGGTTGGGTAGCTCTGGCCCGAGGGTTTTTTTCTTCAGGAGACAGACAAATGAGTTCAGCAGTTATCGGTATCGACAAGACCCAAGTCACCGGGGCGTCGGCGGTTGCGGCGTTCCGGCTGGGCACGGTCGGCGGGTATGACGACCCTGCAAGCGGGTATCAGGAGTTCATCTACGGGCGTGCCAGCGGTGCCATCACCGCCATCGGCTACGTCTGTGTCGAGGCGACCGGGTTCGACTTCCTGATGGCAACGACCACCACGACCGCGCCGGGGCAACAGGGGCCGGGTTCGCGCGTCGGGGTCGCCCAAGCCACGCTGGCCGACAACGAGTTCGGCTGGTTCCAGATCTACGGCAAGGCCAGCGTCCGCACGCTGGCTCTGGCCGCGAAAGGGACCAAGCTGAACACGACTGCAACGGACGGCGCGCTGGATGACGACGCGACCGCTGGCGCAGAGACCATCGACGGCCTGGTGCTGGGCACGGCGACCGGCGCTGTCGCGGCGACCAATGCCGACGCGATGCTGTCGTATCCCTGCGTCGGACGCACGTTGTAACGGCAAGGGGGAGCGGGCCACAAGCCCGCTTTCCCTGTTTCACCACAAAAAAAGGATACCCATGGAACCCACCGCGATCGCCTCAGAGTTCATCCAACCGCCGCCGATGGCGCGGCCGGAGGAGTCCCGTTTCGCCGAAGACGCCAAGCTGCATGTCGAGTTCCACCGCATGCCGGTGATTCACCCGCACAAGTCGCAGGCCGCTGGCCGCGCGATCTACGAGGAGAAGGACTTCGTCCGGATCCACATCCCCGGCGACAAGAACAACATCATCGACCGCCCCGTCGACTCCATCGACGAGATGCGCTTCGCTGACCGGCTCGCCAAGTGGCGCGCCGGCCAAGGCGAGGCGATGAGCGGGACCCCGCTCTCGGCGCTCCCGACGATGACGCCTGGCAAGGTCGCCGAGTACGGCTACTTCCACATCAAGACGATCGAGCAGCTCGCCGCCGCGGCTGACTCGGTCGGCGGCAAGTTCATGGGCTTCCAGCAGGACAAGTCGCGCGCCAAGGCCTTCCTCGACGTCGCGGCCGGCAACGCCCCGTTGGAGAAGATGAACGAAGAGCTCGCCAAGCGCGACGAGGTCATCGAGACCCTGAAGGCGCAAGTCGAGTCGTTGGTCCACTCCAGCAAGAAGAAGGACTAAGGACCCCGAATGGCCTTTCAACTGATCAACGACTCGAGCCTGCTGAACATCGTTCAGAACGTTGCTCAGATGGTTGGCTATTCGACTCCTGCCGACGCGGCCGGGTCAAGCGACCCGGCCATCGGCCAGATGGTCCAGGCGGTCAACGTCGCGGGCAATGACATGCTCTCGATGAACGACTGGCAGGAACTGACCAAGATCCACAACATGTCCGTGGTCGCAGACTCACCTGGACAGAACGAGAAGGGCTTCCCGCTGCCGGAGGACTTCTTCGAGTTCACGGATCAGACGCAGTGGAACTCGAGCAACCAGTGGCCCGCCATCGGGCCGATCTCGCCGCAGATGTGGCAGACGCTGCTGGTGCGCTCGACCATCCCGACGATGTCTTTCTACTGGCAGATCCGCGACAGCAAGATCTACATCCTCGCGCCGCCCGCTGCGGCGCAGACGCTGACCTTCTTCTACCAGTCCCTCGCATGGGTCCAGGACGCGGACGATGCAACGCTCTACAAGAACCGGGTCACGAAGAACGGCGACACGATCCTCGTCGATCCGTACCTCATCACTCTGCTGACCCGCGTCAAGTGGCTCGAGATGAAGGGCCTGGACTCTGCGGCCGCGATGCGCGACTTCCTCGTCGCCTTCGAGAACCGCAAGGGCTCGGAGAAAGGCGCGGCCGTGCTGACGATGGCGCGCGACCTCCGATTCCCGTACCTGCACCCGCTGCTGAACACGCCCGATACCAACATCGGATTCTGATATGCCCTTGCAGCGCGTTGCCCCGTTCGCAGCACCAAGGCGCTCTGCGGCCACGCAGACCGTCAAGATGCGCAACGTCCCTGCCCCGGTCGGCGGGCTGAACTTCCGCGACCCTATCAGTGAGATGCAGCCCATCGACGCGGTGGTGCTGGACAACATGATCCCGCGCCAGTCGGGCGCGGAGATGCGCAAGGGCTACCAGCTCCATGTTGACGATGTCGGCGGACAGGCCAAGTCGGTCTTCACCTACAACGCCGCCAATTCGGCCAACGACAAGGTCTTCGCCGCCCGCGGCGGGAACATCTATGACGTCACGGTCGACCCGGCAACGGTCGCCGTCTCGACCACTGGCAGCACCAACGACCTCTGGTGGACGACGCAGTTCTCGACCGGCGCGGACATGTTCCTGCTCGCCGTCTCGCCTGGCGCCGGGTACTACACCTACTCTCAGGCGACCGGCTGGGTTCACCGCACGCCCTCAGGCCTTCCGACCACGACGCTTCGCACGGTTGGTGTCTGGAAGCGGCGGGTGTTCTTCACCGCCGTCGACGACCCGAATGTGTACTACTTCCACAGCGTCGACGTCGTCACCGGCAACACCTCTCCGTTCAGCATGGGTTCGCTGTTGCGCAACGGCGGCTACATCTCGGCCGTCATCAACTGGACTCTCGACGCAGGCGTGGGCATAGACGACCATCTGGTGGTCGTCGGCACGCAGGGCGACCTCGGGGTCTGGGCGGGGACAGACCCGCAGTCTGCGACCACGTTTTCGTTGCAAGGCGTCTGGTACATCGGGCCTGTGCCTGAGTTCGGCCGCTACTTCACCCCCGCCGGCGGGGATGTGATGATCCTGTCCTCGCTCGGGCTGCAACAGATGTCCAAGATCGTCAACGGGCAGTTCGTCGAGCGCGACCCCGGCCCATCGGCCAAGATCCAGAGCGTGCTGAACCCGCTGGTGCAGACGTACCTGAACGCGCAGGCGTGGGAGATGCTGGTCGTCCCGTCCCAGAACATCCTGCTGATCTCGCCGCCGCCCGGGACGTACCAGCAGTACGCGATGAACCTGACCACAGGTGCGTGGTGCACGTTCAGTGGCATGCGGATGCGCGCGGCAGCGGTGCTGGACGGCACGATGTACTACGGCACGAACGACGGCTACATCTACAAGGGCCTGTTCGGCAACAAGGACGGAGTCGCCATGAACGGCACGGGCGGCGATCTGGTCGAGGCCGATGTGCAGTGCGCGTTCAACGCGATGGGCAACGCGGGCATCCTCAAGCGTTTCAGCATGGCCCGCCCGATCTTCATCGCCAACGACACGCCGAGCGTGAAGCTGCAAGTCAACACGCAGTACCAGTTAAACCCGGTCGCAGGCTCGCCATCGTTCACGGTGCAATCAGCCGGGGTATGGGACACCTCGACCTGGAACAACGCGATCTGGTCTGGCAACGCGAACACCTACCAGGCCTTCGTGGGCGTGACCGGGCTGGGCTACTACGGGAGCATTCGGATGAAGGTCCGCGGCCTCTCGGGGACGGTGTTCTCGTCCACCCACATGATGTACGACAACGGTGGAGTGATGTGATGGCCGAGGCCCCTGCTTACCAATCCGGTCTGATCGCCGCCCTGCGCGGTGGCGGCAATGCGTCTGGCGTGAGCGTTCCCGGCATGACGATGACGCCTAACGCCCCGGCGCGGCAAGGCTCGCCGATGTCGTTCGGTGGCACCTCGTCGTTCGGGAACCTGATGACGCCGCCGTCGTTCGCGCCCGCTCAAGGCGCCGCGCAAGCGCCGGGGGATTTTAGCCGGTTTTTCAACCTGCTCAGAAGTTCGCGCCCGTCAATGAACGGCAACCCGATGACGCAGCCGAGCTCGCAGCCGATGCAGCCGCAGATGACGGGCAACCTGATGCCTGTGCCGCAATTCGCGCCGGCGCAGGACTACGTCGCCCCGCCGCCGGCGCCGCCCGCGCCGCCCGCGCCCGGAACCGTCGGCCCCGACGGCTCTTATGTGGATGAGTACGGTCGCTGGATTGCTCAAGGAGACCCCGACTACGGCTATTCCTTCGGCAATTTCCGCGACCACCAGAGCAGCGACTGATGCTGCTCGCCACCGACAAGCCTGATGAAGAACCTGTCCTGTGGAACTGGTTACGCAAGCGCACGATGCTGTCATGGTCGACCGACCTGCGGTGCATCGGCATCATGCGCCAAGATGGCGAGATCGCGGGCGCGGTGGGCTTTAACGGGTGGTCGGAAAAGTCTGCATGGATGCATGTCGCGCTCGACTCGGCGCACAGCCTCAACCGGACGCTTCTCAAGGCAGTGTTTGCATACGCCTTCATCGAAACAGGCAGGGAAGCAGTCTACGGACTCACCAGCAAGCAGAACGCGGAGGCGCTGAATCTCAACGACCGGCTCGGATTCAAGCGCATCGGTGAGACCTGCGACAGCATCATCTTTGAAATGCGGCACGACGATTGCCGCTGGTTGAAAGGGACGAATCATGGGCGGCAAGGGTAGCGCACCTCCAGCACCGGACTACGTCGGCGCGGCCAACGCGCAGGCAGCGGCCTCGCGTGAACTGACCGACGTCCAGAATTTCGCCAACCGGCCAGAGCAATACTCGCCGTTCGGCTCGACGACCTGGAACACGCGAGCGATCACCGACCCTGCGTCGGGCCAGCCCGTGACGCAGTGGACGCAATCGACGCAGCTCGCACCCGGCCTGCAATCGGCGCTCGACGCGCAGATCGGCACGCAGCTCGGCCGCAGCCAGCTCGCCGGCGGATTCATGGGCCGCGTGGCCGATGAGTACGGGCAGCAGTTCCCGTGGCAGAGCCTGCCCGAGCGCGCCGCGCTGGGCGGGCCTGCGCAACTGGAGACGGGCACGACCGACTATGTGCCGGGGATGCAGTCGAACGTCCAGCAGCAGGACATCCAGCGGCAATTGGCGATGGGTGACAACCCGGCCCTGCCGCAGATCGACTCATCCTACCGCGACACGGTCGCCCGGTCGCTCATGGAGCGGATGGTGCCGGTCCACGAGCGCCAGCAGAACGCCATGGAGACGCAGCTCTCCAACCAAGGCTTCCAGGTCGGAACGGAAGGCTACAAGCGGGCGCTCGACGAGCTCCAGATGCGCCAGGCGGGCGAGCGGTACAACGCGCTCGACATGGCCGGCCAAGAGGCCCAGCGGCTGTTCAACATGCAGATGGGCGCGCGGCAGCAGGGCTTCCAAGAAGACGTCGGCGCGGGACAGTTCGCCAACCAGGCCGCAGGGCAGGCATTCGGTCAGGGCCTGTCTGGCGCGCAGTTCCAGAATCAGGCCCTCGGGCAGGCGCAGGCGCTCGATCTCGCGCGCATGCAAGCGGCCAACCAGGCCGCAGGGCAGCAGTTCGGGATCAACCAGCAGGCGGCAGGGTTCCAGAACCAACTGCGCCAGCAGGCTATCGCCGAGGAGGCCCAGCGCCGCGGCATGAGCCTGAACGAGATGAACGCGCTGCTGAGTGGGCAACAGGTGTCGATGCCGCAGATGCCGTCGTTCAACACAGCCCAGAGGTCAGAGACGCCTAACCTGCTCGGGGCAACGCAGATGGGCTACGACGCGCAACTCGGGGCCTACAACGCCCAGCAGGCGCAGAACGCCAACGCAATGGGCGGGCTGTTCAGCCTTGGCTCTTCAGCGTTGAGCAACCCGGCCGCGTCGGCGTTCATGTTCTCCGATCGCCGCCTGAAAGACAACATCAGGCAAGTCGGCACGCACCCGATCGGCGTGGGCATCTACGACTACACGATGGACGGGGTGCCGCAGCGCGGCGTGATCGCGCAGGAGGTCGAGCGCGTGCGGCCTGACTTGGTCAAGCGCCACGCGAGCGGTTACCTCATGGTGAACTACGGGGGTCTGTGATGAACGATGAACTGATGTTCGATTACCTGCTCGGCATGGGCTCGATGCAGCCCGAGGTGCAGGACATGCGCCGCCGGCAGGAGATGATCACCGCCCTGCGCGGGAAGGCCATGCAGGCCCCGGAGGGGCAGATGATCGGCAAGCACTACGTCCCGCCGTCGATGGTGCAGTACGCCTCGCAACTCGGCCAAGGCTACATGGCAGGGCAGGCGCAGGGCCAGCAGGATAAGGGCATGGCCGGCATGAGCGAGCGCCAGCGGCAGATGCTCGAGGACCTGCGCCGTCGTCGTCAGGGCGGCGCGAAGATGCCCATCGGCATGCCTGCCATCCCTGGCGCTACTGGCGAGATTACCGACTACTCGGATTTCTGACATGGCTGAACCAATCTACGGCAACACGTTTGCGGAAGACTTCGCCGCCCGCCGGCGCATGCTGCCGCAGGCGATGGGGACAGCGATGCCCGCTCAGGCGCGGGGCGGGTACGACCCCGAGGCGCAGCTCGAGGAGCTGATGCGCCAGCGCACTGCGCTGGAGCAGCAACAGCCCGACATGAGCGCGATGCAGGCCTTCGCCCGCCAGCAGGGCGAGATGGGCCAAGGCGCGCTCCTGAACGCGCTGGCGGCGCAGTATGCAGGCGAGGGCTTCCAGCCGCTCCAGACCAAGCTCCTGCGCCGCGCCGAGGCAGCGCAGCAGCCCATGAAGGTCGGCGGCGGCATCCTGACGCCTACGGGCGACTTCGTGCGCGACCCGATGCAGGCCCAAGAGCGCCAGGCGGGGGCGCTGGATCGTCGGATCGGGCAGGTCGAAAGGGTCATCGATTCACGCGAGGCCAGGCGCCTGCGGGCAGAGCAAGCCGAGCGCGAAGAGGGCTTGAAGCGCGAACTGGGCCTCGGACGCCTCGGAATCATGCAGGCCGGGGTTGACGCAAGGGCAGCGGCACGCTCTGCCGCCGATGCCGTTGGCGGGGCGCGCGATTCCGCCGCTGACAACCGCCGATTCCAGCAGGCAACGACCTTGCGCAACGAATACACGCGCCGCGCAGACAAGGTCGCCGAGGGCGTGCGCCATGCTGAGACAGTCACCTCGTTACTGAACGATCCGACGATCGTCAGAGACCCCACGAAGCAGGTATCCCTGATCTTCGCCTTCGGCAAGCTGCTCGATCCCGAGTCTGTCGTGCGGGAGTCCGAGTACGCGCTTATCGCCAACGCGCGGGGGCTGATGGATTCGCTCTCGCAGATCCCGGAGCGCATCAGGACCGGCGCAAGGATTTCGCCGGCGCAACTGGCGAGCATGCGGCAAGTCGCAAGCAGCCTCTACTCCGGGGCCGGTGACCGGCGCTCTGCCCTGAACGACTTCTACCGAGGCGTCGCCCAGCGGCAAGGGCTGCGGGTCGAGGATGTGCTGCCCAGCTCGCCAGGCGCCGGGGCGCCGGGTGTTGTCGATTTCAACACGCTCCCGAAATAGGCTGAACAATGGACGTCAGGCTCGAAGACGGCACGATCGTCAAGAATGTCCCCGAGGGCATCACCCAGCGGGAGTTGATGCGCCGCCTCGGCCGAGGCGGGGCGCCCCCGTCGCAGGAGTGGATGAACCGCACGGCGGCGAGCATGACGCTGGCCGATCAGCCGTGGTACACGCGGGCGGCGATCCAGGCCGGCGCGGGCGTTGACACGCTGCGGCAGGGCATCCAGCAGTTGCTGGGCGGGGCGACCGACGAGAGTCGCCGGGAGGTCGCGCGCTCGCGGGGGGTCAAGCAGGCGCTCGCACAGGCCAGCGACACCGGGACGCTGCCGAGCTGGATGCCAACGGGCGGCTCTGCGCTGCAATTCGCCGGAGAGGCCGCGCCATTGATGGCGGTCCCTGTCGGTGCGTACACGGGAGCGGCGATGGCGTTGCCGCGCGCGGTGCAGATGATGCGCGGCGGGCAGGTCGCGGCGCGGGTCCCGGCGCGGCTGGGCACGGCGGGCGCGGTCGGCGAGGGCGCGCTGGCTGGCGGCGTGGCTGGCGCACTCAACCCTCTGGCCAACGACGAGAGCAGGTTGAATAACGTGCTGATGGGCGCTGCGGCGTCGAGCGTGCTGCCTGGCGCGGCGGTCGCCGGCCGCGGCGTGTACAGCATGGTCACGCCTGGCGGCGGCGCTGGCCGCGCGGGGCAGCAGATCGCCGCAGGGCTGGGCGAGGGCGCCGCAGACGAGGCGGCGGTGCTGCGGCAGACGATTGATCGCCTGAGGGCTCAACCGCCGGGCCAGCGGGGCCCGATCCCGCTGTCTGCTGCCGCCCAACTGAGCGACCCGCAACTGGCGCGGCTCGAGGCAGGCTCTCGCGCCCGCAGCGGGGCGAATTGGTACGATTTCGATCAAGCGCAGGCCCGCGCGGTCGCAGACGAACTGATGGGGGCCACTGGCGGTGCCACGCAGATCGGGCAGCGCAAGGCGTTGCGCGGCTCCAACTATCAGACGATGCTCAACCAGGCGATGGGGTCAATCAACGAGCCCACGTTCGCGCGGAACCTGTCCGATTTCCGGGCCGGTCTTGATACCGCCATGCGATCGGCAGAGTCCAGCAACCCGGCCGTGCGAGGGATGCTGACAACGATTGCCGATGAGATCGACAGGCTCGGGCCAGACTTCCGCCCTGAGAACCTCGCGACCATCCGGGCCAACCTCGCACAAAAGCCCCCGATGATTCCGCAGAACAGTTATCAGGCGGCACCTCGGGATAGCGCCGCCACGATCAGCACGATCAACAGGATCGATGACCTGCTCAACAACGCGACCAACAACCGCTGGCAGGGCGCCGTCAACGCGTACAAGCGCGACAGCGACATCGTCCGATCCTCGCAGGCAGCAAGCAAGGTCAGGGGCGCGTTCGTCGATCCCGAGACCGGCCGGGTGCGCGGCGTTGCGGCTGACGTCTTGGGTGATGTGCCCAAGATCACCGAGGCCGGCCTGGGGCGTGCCATGGACGTCGCTCGCGGCCCGCGCGGCGAGATGGTCCTCGACCCGGCTGCGGCGGCAAGACTCGGGAACGTGCTGGGTGCCTTGCGGCAGCAGGGCATCGTTCAAGCGGTCAAGCGGTCGGCCACCGCAGGCGGCGGCAGCAACACCGCGTCCGATCTGATGGCGGCAAGAACTGCCGGTCAGGTCGGGGATGTGGTGGCGGGCATGGCCGGCGGGCCTGCCGGGTCGGGCGCCAAGATGGTCATCGACAGGGCGCTCGACTTCGCCAACACCTACCGCGACCGCGCCTTGGCCGAGGCCTTGCAAGACCCGCAGCAACTGCTCCGCGTGCTCGAGCGCAGGCTGCAAGCCAATCAGCCGCTGTCCACAGCCGAGGCCGGCGTGTTGCAAATCCTGCGCGGCGCGCCTGCTGCCGCTGTCACTCAGTAAGGAACTCCCATGCCCCGTAACGGATCTGGAACCTATACCCTCCCGGCCGGCAACCCGGTTGTTGCCGGCACGGCCATCGAGGCGACTTGGGCCAACACGACCCTCAACGATGTCGCGACCGAGATGACCGGCTCGCTCTCGCGGGCAGGCTCGGGCGGCATGACCGGCCCACTTCGCCTGGACGCGGGGACGGCTGCGGTGCCCGCTCTGGCGTGGTCGACGGAGACGACAACAGGCCTGTATCGCGCCGGGACGAACGATGTGCGCCTGGCGGTGGCGACGAGCGATGTGATGCGCTGGCAGGCCGCAGGGGTGAGCGTGACGGGGACGCTGGGGGTCTCTGCTGCGGTGACGCTGTCCACCACGCTGGCCGTGACGGGCACGACGACGCTGACCGGCGCGGCGACCCTGACGGCGAATCCGACGCTGTCGGCTGGAACGGCAAACGGCGTGCTGTTCCTCGATGGTAGCAAGGTCGCTTCCAGCGGCTCTGCGCTGACGTTTGATGGGACGTACTTCACTGCCAACGGGCTGCGGTTGGCGGGCACTGACGTAACCAACACGATCTATCAATCTACGGGCGCGCTTGGCATAACCACGGGGACTGCGGCAGGCATTACGTTCGCCACCAACCTCACGACCCGCATGACCCTCGACGGCTCCGGCAACCTCGGGATTGGCCGTTCGCCCGCCTACAAGCTGGACGCGTATTTGTCGGGTACTGGAAGCCCTGCAATCGCATCTTCGAATGACAACATCGTAACGATATTGCAGTCCAGCGGATCGTCTCAAGGCAATGTCGGAACAATCACATCGCATCCGCTAGTTTTTTTGGCCGGCAACACCGAGCGCATGCGCCTCGACACCTCCGGCAACCTTGGCCTCAACACAACCACCTTCGGCACCAGCGCAGCAGGCGTCCTCTCCCTCGGCACCGGCACGGCACCGACGAGCGGCCCCGCAGACACGGTGCAACTATTCAGCGTTGACCGCAGCGCAGGCAACACGATCCCCGCCATCTACTGCGAAGGCTCCGGCGTCACCAACGCAGGCATTACCAGCACGACCGTCACCCACAAGATCGCCATGCAGGTCAATGGTACGATCTACTACCTGCTCGCCACCACCAACGCGACCTAAGAGGCCCCATGAAAGAGATCACCCTCCCCATCGACCTCGCCAACGCGATCCTGCAATACCTCGGCCAGCGTCCGTATCAAGAGGTTGCGGCAATGATCGCTGAGATGCAGAAGGCGGCGCAGGCTCAACCGGTCAAGGAGGCCGCAGAGGTCCTGTAGCCCCAGAGGCCGATCAACGCGGCCTCGGCGCGACCATCGTCCTTCACGCGGGAGAACTCCCCCGCCTGGGCGGGCCAGATCTGCGCGGCCAGCGCGCGGCTGGCGTCTTTGCCTTGCTTCAGCCCGACCCCGCGTTTCCACTGCGCGGGCGGGGCCAGGAAGCAGGGCACGCCCAGCCCCGCCATGACGCCCTTGATGATGCCGAATGCCTCACCAAAGGCGAACATGCTGCTGACGCCTTGCCCCGGCATCGCGTTGACCTTCTCGACGCAGGCAAAGCGCAGGCTGTCGCGGTACATGCCCAGCTCGCTGACCAGCATCTCCGGGCTGATCCGACGCTTGGCCTTGCCGTTGACCTCGATCCTGACCGTGGGCATGTCGAAGACCTGAATCAGCCGGTCGCGCTCGAGGATCGCAATCGCGCCAGACAGCCCCGGATCAATCCCCAGCGTCATCATGATGCGCCCTTCATGGCCCGTGCGGATTGCCTGACCTTGGTCCGCTTGGCCTCCTGCTTCGCGGCGGCGCCGGGGCCATAGACCGGCTCCAGATCGTCGGTGAAGTCTGCGAACGGGTCGACCACGCCGTCGAAGGCGACCTTGGTCGCCGCTACCTGCGGCATCAGGGAGGCCGGCGAATGCTCCAGCTCGCGCGACGAGAACACGGCCGTGTCCGACGCCTGCGCCTGGCCGTTGATGAACTCGACCTCGAGCGTGTTGTGCTTGTACTGGATCCAGCTCTCGCCGCCGTCGATCGCGGTGGCGTAGGTGACGAGCGCCGGGATCATCAGGTGCAGCGCACAGCCCGCCAGTTGATCTTCATGGGTCAGCGTCACCCGCTTGCTCTCGCAGCGCCAGGAGCCTTCCTCGGCCGGCGTCGAGTGGCAGCAGGTACGGCAGTTCGACTGCGCCGCGATGTCGCCGTGGCAGTGAGCCTGGAAGGCGCAGTACTTGCACGCACGGCTGTTGCGGTCGTCCGAGATCCGCTCAGGCGGGGACGTCGCCTCGATCAGGCTCTGCGCGCGGGCGAGCAGGCGCTCGGCTGCGGATTTATCCAAATGCACCCATTCGGAATAAATCTCGTCCGTGTCCTTGTCTGCCGCGAGATACAAGGCCCGCTCCAGTTGCATCAGGTGCATGTAGATCTGCATCTGAGCGTAGTGCTGCGGCTTCGCCTCCTGCACGCCCTTGTTGACGAGCGCCAGGAACGACTTGTGGTTGTGGGTCTTGAACTCCAGCACGCAGGGCGTCTTCGGGGCCTCCGGCACGCCCTTGGCGATGCCGTCAAGAGACCCGCCAAAGTGCCCGTCCAGCGCGCGCACGGTGAACTGCTCGCCGCGCTCGTCGCGGTCCCAGACCGTGGCACCGATCCCGCGCAGCTCCTCGATGAACCGCGGCTCTTCGCGGTTCCCGGTGGAGAACAGGCGCAGGATGCGGCCGGGGAACTCGGGCTGTCTGGCCCAGCGCCAGGTCAGCCAGATGTAGCGCGGGCAGTCGTGCCCGATGATGCTCGCACCCATGTGCTGCCGGTGCTCTTGAGGCTTTGCCTCGTACCACTTGACGATGGCCTGGCTGGTTGTGTTTTGCGGCTCGGGGATCTTCATCGTTGCCTTGGAAGAGGGGGGGGGCGATCTGTGCGCCACCACAGACTCATTGCGCGCAAGGAGGAGAAACGCGCTCACCGGGCTCCCGGTCGCCCCGAGGTTATCTTACGCCTGCCACGGGCGGGCAGGGGCGGCGGCGCGGCCGGCGGGCGGCGCAGGGCGGGCCGGCACCCGGCCAGCGGGAGCAGGGGCCGCAGGCGCTGCCGGAGCAGCGCCGGCGCGCTCGTAGCCCATGATGCGGTTGCGGGTCGCGTCCTTGCGGTCGATCTCGACCCGAGCAATGAACATCTGGTCGCAGAGCTGGTCGGTGTCGTTGATGACCGACAGGCCGAGGGCCTCGCACAGGTTGCCGAGCGCGGCGCGGGCGATGTCCTCGGCCTGCTTGCTGGGGTTGCTGACGTTGAAGCGTTCCCAGTGCTTGCGGCCGGCGTGCTCGCCCTCGACGACCTCCATCGACGCCTCGAGGTACTCGCCGGTCCCGGCCTTGGTGGCCTTGATCGCGGTGGCGCTGATGATCATCGTGTAGTTGCCCGCAGGCAGCGGCCCGTACTCGCGGGGGGCGTTGGAGGCGGGGGCGGTTGCGGTGTCGAACGTGAATTGCATGGTTGCGTCCTCGTTGCTGGTTGAGATCAGGCGATCGCCTGGGCAAAAGACTCCCACGACATCGGGAGCGATTCGGGCAGGCCGTAGCGGTTCTTTGCCATGTAGGCGGGCCGCTCGGCCGTGTAGAGCAGACGCTCGCCGCTCGAGATGCCGCGGTTGGAGGTCTTGTTAAAGCCGACGTCGTCTTTCTTGACGATCGTCTTGTAGTTGGCGAACAGCAGCGCGTCGCACCACTCGCGCAGGATCGCGTTCGCGCGCTCCTGCAACTTGGGCTGGTAGCGGTCGTAGGGCTCGGTCTCCGGGCTGTCGAACCGCTTGATCTGGCAGTGAGCCAGCAGGATCACGCACATGCCCTTCGCGTTGCGGAGGTGGTTGAATCCCGCGAGGATCTCGCGCCACCGCTCGCCGACGATCATGGCGCCCTTACCATAGGCGAGCTCCTTGGCGTCGTGCGTGGACTCGACGTCCTTCCAGATCAACTGATCGAGCCAGTCGACGCTGTCGAGCACCACGGTGCAAAACTTGTGATCCTCGGTCGCCAGCGAGGCCAGCGCGTCCAGCACATCACTCGCCTCGGTGCAGAGCGGGAAGTGATCGACCTCCAGGCTACCGAGGCCGTCCTCGGTCAGGATGAACACGGGCGCGTTCGTGCCGGCCGCGAACGTGGTCTTGCCGATGCCCTCGACTCCGTAGAGCATGATGCGCGGGGCGCTCAGGCTCACGTTGCGTTGGATGGACTTCAGGTCGAATGCCACATCTGTCTCCTTTGGTTGGGGTGAGGCGGAATATAGCGCATGCTTTGCGGATTACGCAACATGCAATTGATGATCGATGTCGCAGGGCCGATAGAAATTTCCTATTTGCAGAATCGGCGACTTCGGGCAACATTGCGGATTCCGCAACAGAGGACGCACCATGCCCATCGAATCGACTCAGACCCTCGACCCTGCGTACCGCGTGATCACGCTGCTGGGCGGCAAGACCTTCGTCGCCCGCGAGCTCGGGCTGGCGCCATCGACCATAACCCGCTGGTGCAGCCCGCACCCGGACGGCACCGGGGGCACGATCCCGCAACGCTACTGGCAGCGGCTGCTCGTGCTGGCCCGCGAAGAAGGCGTCAAGATGAGTATCTCCGATCTTTATCCCATCCAGTGAGCGCGACCGCGACCATGACAAACAGCGACTTCCTGGCGGAAGTGCTCGGGCCGGTCGATGCCGGCCAGTACGGGTGGGTCTGCGCCTTCGCGGCCTCGCCAGAGATGGGCGAGTGGTCTGGCAGGCCCTACGTTGGCGAGTCAGCGCAGGCCCGGATCATCGACCGCGCGGACGATCTGAACACCTACTTCTCGTGCGCGGTGTTCTCGGGCTTCGATGGCACGCAGTGGAAACGGAACAAGACCACGTTCCACCGCCTGGCCGCGCTGGTCGTCGATGACATCGACCCCGAGAGCGTGCTGGGCGGATGCACATGGACGTTGCAGACCTCCCCCGGCAAGTGGCAGCTCGGCTGGGCGCTCGACGAGACAGACCCCGACACCCGCGATCTTGTCCTGATCGACCGCGTGATGTCTGCGCTCTCGGCCCGCGGCAAGCTGGGCGGGAACGACTCATCAGGCAACGCGGCCATGCGCTACTGCCGCCTGCCGGTCGGCACCAACACCAAGCCCCGCGCCGCAGGCCCGTGGCGGCACCAGTTGGCCGCATGGAACCCGCAGATACGCTGGACGCTGGAAGACTCCTGCGCGTCGGTAGGGATCGATCTGGACTCGCTGCGCGGGGTCTCGATGCCCGTCAAGGCCCAGCGCGAGGCCCCGGTCGCGGCAGACGCTCTGGCCTCGCTGATCGCGCCGCTATCGGAGCGGTCGTATCATCAGAGCATCACCTCGCTCGCGGCCAGCATGGTCGGCTCGGGCATGTTCCCCGGCGCGGTCGTACAGTACCTGTACGCGCTGATGGACTCGATCCGGCCCGATGGCCCCGGCGAGGAGGTCAGGCGCTGGGAGACCCGGCGGGCAGAGATCCCGCGCGCGGTGAAGTCGGCCGAGAAGTTCGCGCCGCCCGAGCGGGCGCCGGCGACCGTGACAATCAACCTGGGTGCGCCGGCGGAAGAGGTCAAGGACGACCTGACCGCGCTGGACTGGACGGTGCTCGAGCAGACACCGCCAGAGGCGCCCGAGTTCCTGGTCAATGGCTGGCTCCCGCGGCGCACGACGACGCTGCTCTCTGCCAACGGCGGCGTGGGCAAGTCGAACGTGGCGTTGCAGCTCGCCGTCGCGATGGCGATCGGCAGCGACTGGCTCGGCATCGACACGGAACGCTCCCGCGTCCTGATCCTGTCGGCCGAGGACGATGCGCGGGTCGTCCACTTCCGGGTCGCGAACATCTGCGCCGACTCCGGGGTCGCGATGTCGGCGCTGCACGGCGACCTGATCTGCTACGACATGAGCGCGGTCGACTCGACCCTCTGGCGCGAGGGGGCAACAGACCGGATGCAGTGGCTGGCCGACATGACGCGCAAGCATGCGGTTGACGCAGTCATCATCGACAACGCCTCCGACGTCTTTGCCGGCAACGAGAACGATCGCGCCCAGGTGCGGGGGTTCCTGCGCTGCCTGAACCAGATCGCGGCCGGAACCGATTGCGCGATCCTGCTGCTGGCCCACGTTGACAAGGCCAGCGTGCGGATGACGGTCGGGAAGGACACCGACTCGACGTTCTCAGGCTCGACCGCGTGGAACAACAGCGTCCGGTCGCGCTGGGCGATGACGCGAGAGAAGGAGCGGCTGATCCTCGCGCACGAGAAGTCGAACCTCGGCCCCAAGATGGAACCGCTCGAGCTGGAGTTTGACCCGACCGCCAAGGTCTTCCGGCGATTCGGCGAAGTCCCAGGCGCGGCCGCGGCGCGCAACACGCTGCGCACCGCCAGGCGCAGGGAGGTCCTGCTGGCCTTCGAGCAGGCCTATCAACAGGATGTGCGGGTCTCGGCGTCTGATCGGGCGAACATGAACGCACGCAAGTGCGTGCAGCGGTTCGGCGGGGCTGAGATCAGCCGCGATGAGGTCGACAGCATCGTGGCGGCGTGCCGCCGGGAGAAGCTGCTGGAGGTCGTCTCGATCAAGCAGAAGAACGGCTCCAGCGGCCAGTACATCCAGATCAGCCCTTCTGGGCGGGCGGTTGTGTCGTTAGGATGAAGAGCGCCCAGAACGCGGGGTGCATGCGCCGCAGCCCGCGTTCCCATTGAGACCAGACATTCGGGGTCGTGAACACTTTCGCCGCGGCCTGGGCCTGCGTCAGGCCGGCCGCGATGCGGGTCTCGCGGATCTGCTCGCGAGTCGGGGTCATTGACATGGTTGCCTCAGTGCCTTGTGCTTCAGTGCCGCCTTGGCCTTCCTGGCCCGATACGCCGGGTCAGTCGCTTGCCTGTGTGCATGATACTCGCTCCAGTATCCCGCACGCCGCCCGTTGCTCAGAGGCTTGGGCTTGGGCTTGGCGGCAGGGCGGTTGTCCAGCAGTTGCTGAACCTCGGCAGCGGTGATCATTGAGCCACCAGCAAATGCGTATTCCAGACTGCCGGCGCGCAGGCGACCACGTTGGCGACCGTCTGCGCCTTGGGGCTGAAATCGGCGTTGTAGACCGCCCAGACCAGCGCGATCTTGAAGCCGATGAACGGGAGCCAGCCGTGCTTCAGCACCGCCGCCATGATCGGGTTGCCTTCGACCAGACCGATCTTGGATGTCAGCGCGGCATAGGTCGTCACTGCGTCTACGGCTTGGCAGACGGCGAAGGTTTCCTTGCTGGATGCGACCTCCTGAATCGTCGCGCAGCCGGTGAGCGACAGGCAAAACACCGCCGCCATCAGCCGCTTCCACCATCCCCTACGACGCGGCCGTAGCGGGCACTCGCGGCCTTGATTGCAGTCTCCGGTGCAGCAGGTTGGGGTGGTCATCGTCCATTCCTCCTGAGTAGTCCAGCAATCGTTCCGACCGTCACCGCCACGCAGTACACGACCAGCATGCCGGTGAGCGCGAGCCACCACGCGAGGCTTTCGAGGTGCCATGAGAGGCGGGTCATTTCTCTCCCCTTGCGCGAATGGCGGCGGCGATGTCCTCAAGCCCCTTGCACACAGCAACAATGCCAATTGCGACGATAGCGCCAAGCCAGACTAAGTAAAAAGACAAGTAGCTCATTTCGGCTCCTTCATGGCGGTGCGAATAGCATCGGCGGTTTCAGCCCATCCGGGCCATTCGGCGCAAACATCGCAGCCTGAGAAGCAGTTGCAATTCGACCCTTCCAAAGCCTTCACAGCCTGCCTTGCCGCCGCCCGCAGCCTCTCGACCTCGGCTCTGAGTTCGGCCCGCTCGACTTGCCACCGCTTCTCAGCAGCCTTCAACTCTTTCATGCCAACGGCGTGGCCGCGAGTCCAGGCTGCTGCTTCTTGGTCAGTCATCGTTGCCTCCGATCTTGTGTGCGCGCTCGATGGCGCGGGCGAAAGCGCGGTGCGCCGCATAGGTTGGCTTGTAGTTGTTGATTGACCAGTTAACGTCGATAACTCGGTCGATCTCCTCATCCG